TATATTAATGATGGTAGTATAATAGATGTTCCTATTATTAGTGAAGAAATTTTCAATAATAAAGAAGAAACTAATATTTATTATGATTTCGGAACAAATAAGGATATTGAAATTGATGTTGAATTGATAGCGAATTATCCTAATCAACTTTGTTATGATGGTAAATCTTATGCCATTACTTACGGACTTCCTATTCTAACTGATTATACTGTTATTGCTGATAGAACTTGGTTTGCTGAAAAAGTTGATAATGGTATATTTATGTCTAAAGCGTTAGAGCAAAATGGTGCTTTTATTTTAGAATATAAACAAGGAGATAAATGGAATACATATTCGTATTATTCAGCAACTAATATAAATATAGATAAAGATAATTCTATTGTTTATCAAACTAAAAATAAATATAACGAACAAACTATATATACTGGCGATAAACAAGATACTGATACTTTATTTATAGGAACTATTAGAAAAGATGATTCAAGAAGTTTTATCGGTTGCCATGGTGATATTATTCTATTTAATCGTTCTTTAACAGAATATGAAATATCTTGGGTAAAGAACAATATGATGTGTTCTAAGCAGCAAGAACCTGATATAGACCTATAATGTATCTGGTGCAGTTAAATTAGACTTCTTAAATATGGAAGAAGTAGCTAACTTTGCAGGTACTATTAAATTTACAAATGTGGTATAATGAAGAATTCTATAAAGAATAATATATTTGGTGCAGTAGTATATTTCACTACTGCATTATTACTTAATAGTAGTACATCATTGCTAATGCTATTTGTTAAAGAGAATAGCGATAGATGTCATTACTATAATGGTAAATGGAATAAAAAAGACTTAGCAATTGGAATTTCATCTATTGTATTGGGGTCTATTGCTAAATATTTTATAACTTTAATTTAATAAAACTTATGATAAAACAAGAGAACCCTAACTTCGTAGCATCTTTTTATGCTCCCAATCCTATGGAAGTAACTTATTGGATTGACTTATCTACTGATGCTAATGGTAATGCAATTAAAAGTTATACAGGCAATGACTGGTTACCGGTTAATTACTTTACTAATACTGATTAGAGTGTAGAAATAAAGAAACTGAAATAGGAAATTGCAGATGAGGTAAATAGAGCTAAACAAGCTGAACAGAAGTTAACCAATGACCTAAACGGTAAAGCAAATAAGTCTACTACATTGGCAGGTTATGGTATTAATGATGCTTATACTAAATTAGAAACAGATGCTAAGGCTATCGAAATAGCACAAGCCGAATGTGCCAGATTAGTTGCCTCTGCTCCTGAAACTTTAAATACATTAGATGAAATAGCAGCTGCATTAGGTGACGATCCTAACTTTGCTACTACTATAACTAATCAATTAGGTACTAAAGCAAATAAGTCTGATGTATATACTAAAAGTGAAGCAAATAATAAGATAAATACTGCTGTAGCTAATAAAGTAACTTCTACAGATGTTACTCAGATTAAAGTAGTAAATGAAATACCTGAAGTAGGTAGTTAGACTCCTGGTATATTGTATATTAAACTTTCAGCTTAATTATGGGACAAGTTGGTTTAAATAATTTAACATTCCAAGAAGTTGCTGCTAATGGGAAATCCGTTCAAGAGATGTGGTTGAACGGTTCTTAGATATATGCTGCAGGTGACTTATGGTATGGAGTACGTTTTACAGGTAGTAGTCCTGATGGAGTAAGAACTGGTAATATGCAAATGCATAAAGACCTACCAGTACAATCATTATTCAAAGGCTGTAGACTTACTTCTGATGGTACTATTAAATACTTTAATGCTACAGATTGGGATCATTACGAAGATGGTTCTGAAGTAACTAATAGCATTGAAGATGGTAATGATATGGTTGAATTACCTGATGCATACTATACTGTAGTAGTACACGGAGACTATGATTGGGAAATCAGAATGTCTTTGTATCCCTTAGAAGGATATACTAAGTTTAGTAAGAAGTATTGCTCTGCATATGAAGCTTATAGAGACGGCAGTACCTTATACTCAATTAGAAATCAAGTACCTACTGTAAATACTAATAGAGCTACTTTCTTGACACAGGCTCGTAATGGCAGTTAACACAGCATTGACCGAAGAAGGTTATCATCAAGGTGGACTTGGTAATGGTATTACTAATGGAACTAAGAAAGAAAACGGTGCTGATAGATGGGCTTTTGTACCTACAGGTACTACTAATTCATTAGGTAATAGTTCTGGTCAAGTACAGTATTCATACGTTAATACAGATGCAGAAGGTACTGAAACACAAGCCAGTCAATACGCTAATAGATATAGAGGTATTGAGAATCCATTTGGTCATGTATGGAAGAACTGTTGTGATATTGTTGTAACAGGAACAGACAATAAGATATACGTCACCAACAACAAAGAGAATTTTGGCATAGATAAATCGTTATATGAAGACAGTGGTTTAACTACTCTAACTACCAACGGACAATGGGTTAAACGCATTACAAACAATGCAGCTGCTGACTTATTCTGTTAGGAAGGTGGAGCTAATCCTACTACGTATTTCTGTGATCATTATTGGACGAATGCTGTAGAAGTTGACAGAACTTTACTGTTGGGGGCTCGCACGGGTCATGGTTCCCTTGCGGGTTTGTTCTATCTGGATTCTAGCAATGGCCTTGGTTTTGCGGGTGCTTCTGTCGGTACTCGTCTGGTATATATCCCTTAATTATTAACAAATAGGTTGTCGTTCTGGATTGAACAAGTAAGTTAGATAGGGGCTAACACGAGTAATAGTTCCAATGCAGGTTTATTCAATCTGAATTCTAACAATGACCTTAGTAATGCGAATGCTAATGTCAGTACAATGAAGCACGATTATCAGAGAACTATCAGTGATTTTCAGATTATTTGAGGAACGAGACCTTGCCTCTTGGCAAAAGATAACTAACCTAAACAAGTGTGTTGGTAACTTCGGTGAAGACTCACTTAGGTGCTTCAGATGAAAAGATATAATAATTTATTTGAAAAGATTGTTTCAATAGACAATCTATATTTAGCTGATAAGAAAGCTAGAAAGAATAAGAGTAATAGAAATGATATTAAGGAGTTTGACAAGTATAAAGATAGTTTATTGGTTAGATTACAAAGTACACTGATAAATCAAACTTATACTACCTCTAAGTATGATACATTTATAATTAGAGAACCTAAAGAAAGACTTATATTTAAATTACCTTATTATCCTGATAGAATTGTTCATCATGCTATTATGAATATATTAGAACCAATTTGGCGTTCTGTATTTATTACTAATACTTATAGTTGTATTAAGAAGAGAGGAATTCATAAAGCATTATATGATATACAAAGCGCATTGAAAGATAAATAGAATACAGTATATTGTCTCAAGTTAGATGTAAGAAAGTTTTATCCAAGTATAGACCATGAAATATTAAAGTAGATAGTTAGAAAGAAGATTAAAGACAATAAGCTACTTGCATTGTTAGATGGTATTATAGACTCTGTAGAAGGAGTTCCTATTGGTAATTATCTTTCTTAGTTCTTCGCCAATCTTTATTTGTCATACTTTGACCATTGGCTTAAAGAGGATAAAGCTGTTAAGTATTACTTTAGATATGCAGATGATATGGTAATACTTCATAGTGATAAAGAATACTTAAGACAATTACTTGATGAAATAAGAGAACAATTAGGCACACTTAAATTAGAAATTAAAAGTAATTATCAGATATTCAAAGTAGAAGATAGAAGTATATCTTTTGTAGGATATAAAATCTATCACGATTATACTTTGATTAGAAAGAATATTAAACACAAAATGTGTAAGAAAGTTGCTGCTATGAATAAACTTAAGCACATGACTTATAGTGAATATAGGCAGCAAGTCTGTAGTCATAGAAGCTCGTAAGAACCGCCATTAGTCTTAACTAAGTTTAATCGAGTAATAGCAACTTATTTACAATGTAAACGTTTATTAATTATAATCTCGAACAATTTTCAGAGTCCCTGCCGATTTTAAACCCCTTATGAATCAGCTGGGACTTTTTTGATTTACACTTTATATCATTTACTATCTATGAATTATTATCAGTTAGGAGAGCATACAATGCCTATATTTAAAAACATGTTTAGTAGTACAGAGAAATTAGCATCTGCCGCATTAGGTGGATTAATATCTCTATACTCACCAGTATATGTTCCTATTACAGCTCTAGCTGGCATTATCATAGTTAATACTTTATATGAGTGCAAAGTAAATAAGAAATATAAAGACGATGAAATATTAGCACGTTCAAGGAGATTAACTTCAAAAATATTCTATAAGCTAAGAGATGCAATAGTTGCTATATGTGGTGCGTTTACTATTGAGAAGTTTATAGTAACTTCTATAGATTTACACGCTATTGAGTTTATAGCAGGTGCTATAGCTTTAGTAGAATTCTTCTCCTTACTTGAGAACTTAGGTAAACTACATCCTAGATGGAAAGTGTGGAATATACTTAAGAAGATAGCAAAGAAGAAAGGGGAATAGATATTAGATGTCGAATTAGATGGAGAACTTTCAGATGATACCAATAGTAATAAAGATAATTAATTGGTTCAGTAACAATATCAGAATAGTCGCAGTAGGTTTAGTTAGTTTACTTATTGCGACTGTTTTGTTTTAGAACCGTTAGTTAAATAAAAAGAATGCAGAGATTAACAGAATAACTAACAATATTAGAGCTTATGAAGAGATAGCATCTAATAAAGAGGCACACAATAGAGTATTACAACTTACTATAAATGAACTGAATAATAGTAAGGATAGCTTGATACAATAGATAAATCAAGTAAAGAAAGATAATAAAGTCAAAGATAAGAATCTAACCAATGTAAGTGTAATCAATACTGAGATTAAGGATTCTGTGAAAACAGTAATTAAAGAGAAGTTAATAGACTTCGATAAAGAGTTAAAACTTAATGACTTAACAACTATCATAGTTAGTAGAAAGGGTTCAATCCTAACAGCCAAAATAGATATAAAAAACTAGTAGACAATATTCGTAACAGAAAATAAAGAATATAAGAATACTTATAAGAACTGGCTAGTTAGATTCTTTCACTTTGACTTTAAAAAAATATATATCAAAAATTACCAGATAGTAAATAGCAATCCGTTGATCAAAGTAACGGATACACGGGTAATAGAAATTCCCGACAAATAACATATTCAAAACAATATTAATCAATAATAATATGCATAGAATATTTCGTGTGAAGGCTTACGAGAAAGAACACGGACCTCACTTCAATGAGGAATATGCTCGTAAAGCTGTAATGAAGATGGAAAATGAGGACGGTACTCGTGGACCACATTGGTCTTTAGAAGAGACTACCACATTGGCCAGTCAATACGGAATTGCTCTAGGAAGCAAATTCAATCGTTATGATTGGTTTGTAGCATTAAATATGGTTTACTCTGATTACTATAGAGTTATTATGAACATTACTGGTTCTAATAATACTAAACACTACGTTGAATTTGCAAAAGCTTGGCTTAATGATAAAGATATTGACGAAGGTAAGATGTGGTATTATTATATTTACGTAATGTGCGATCATATCAGAGAAGCTGAAATGGAATGTTACGAAGAGAAAATGTCCAAGTATGAAGATGAAGAAGAAGACTTTGGACATTATCGTAGAGGTGGTAGACGAATGGGTATGTTCGGAAGACGTAGCATGTATGATAAGGATGATTATGAAAAGAGAGACTACGAAAGAGTAGAACACGAATATGATCCTTATGAGTACTCTCGTAGAGCCACTCGCTATGTCAGATATTAATTAAAATCAATTTTTATAAACTAAATCAATTATGTTAGAAGATAGAATTATCGTGCAAGATCGCGGTATCGACGCTGGTCTCGCTGCTTTAATGCAAAATGCTAATAAAGGTATGGATCCTGCAGCTTTGATGGCTATGATGAACAACAACGGCGGTTTCGGTGGAAACGGCGGTTGGTGGTGGATCTGGATCATTCTGATCTGGTTCTGCTGGGGTGGTAACGGTTTCGGTGGCCGTAACGCTGGTGCATTAGCTTCTGAACTAAATACTGATGCTAATACTAATTTGCTCATGTAGGCTATCAATGGTAATAAAGATGCAATAAGCAATCTGTCAACTACTTTGAACTGTGACATCAATGCAGTTCAGTCCGCTTTGAATCAAATCAATGCTGGTGTAAGTCAGATCTCTTGTGATACTAAGTTGTCAAGTTGTGAAGTAATTAATGCTATTACTTCTGGTAATGCAAATCTTGCTTCTCAGTTAGCTAACTGCTGCTGCACAACTCAGCGTTCTATTGACGCTGTAAACAACAACATCACTAAGATGGGTTATGAAAATCAGCTGTCTGTATGTAACCAAACTAATAACTTGGTTAACACTATGAACAGCAATACCCTGTCTCTCCGTGATAACAATACAGCTAATACTCAGTCTATAATCGCTAAGCTTGATGCTATGCAGAACCAAGCTCTGTTAGATAAGATTGATGCTTTACGTGAGAAGAACTCTACGTTGATTGCTCAGTTGAGTAATGAACATCAGACAGCTGCTGTAGGTACAATGATCAACCAAGCTACTGCACCTATCGTAACTAGACTTAACACTCTGCAATCAGATGTAGACGGTATTAAGTGTAAGTTGCCTAATACAGTAAGCGTACCTTATCCTCAACTGTCTGTATATAATCCAGAAATTTTCAGAGCTGCTGCTTACGGAGCATTTGCTGGTGATACTTATGCAAACTATGGTTTGAGTTCACAATGTGGTTGCTAATAGAAAGGAGGTAAATTATGTTTCCTTTCTATAATACGCAAACATTGTTTCCCCCGTTTTGGGGAGCTGGATTCCCGTTCTTCTTTGGAAGACGTCGTCGTAGACTGAATACCATATCTGGTATACCTGTACTTAGAACTACTGGAGTAGTAGCTACATCTACAGAAGTAAGATATGATGTTAACTACGCAGATTACAGAAGTTTGCCTAACGAAGGTCTGTTCTTCTTAGATGTAAGATAGGCTTCTCCTACGGCTAGTGCTTCTCTGCCAGTTGGTTTATCAGATAGCGAATCTGATAACACTACTCAGTCTTTACTTCGTAATGCTTTACAGGAAGATGTACAAGCTGGTGACTTGCAGGTTAACTTTAGATATCTGATTTATTACAACAAATGTAATAATACATATCAGTTAGTAAATGCATATCCTGCTAATATAGCTACACCTGGTGCTTAATAATAAAGGGCTCTTAATTGAGCCCTTTTAAAAATATTTAATTATGTTATTTAACCAATTGAAAACTGGAGATAGCGTCTATATAATAGAAGTAATTGGTACATTTAAGAAGACCACAGAATATAATGTAGGGTCTGTAGTATCAGTATCAGGCGCATATGATGAACCACTACCAACTAATCAATTTCCTATGCCTAACCAACCTAGGAAGAAGGTAGTAGATGTAACAATACAATGTAATGGAGAGTCTAGAAAGTTTACTATTCCTGAAAATAAATCTGTAATTACAGATACTAATTTAGGTCTTACTATCTCTACAGATAAGCAAGAGATAGTGAATATACTTAGGAATTAGTACAACACTTATAAAGCTAGGAAAGAGTCAATAGCTAAGTGTGATGAAGAAATGAGTAAGTGCTAGGCTTTACTTGAGAAACTAGATATACCGAAGGAACCTACTAATACAGAGGATCCTAGAATAAAGGAACTACAAGATGAAGTAAATGAATTAAAGAATATAATTAAACAAGCAAGTTCTATGGTTCCACCACCTATGAAATAGATGTTACCACAGAATATGTAGAATGTAATGAAAGAGGTTGATCAATAAGGTCAACCTTTTTTTGTTTTAAGCTTGTACAGGAAACGCTATTAGTTGCGATAAGGGATTGTATAGCTGTATACATAAAATGCCTCTAATCGCTTTAAAATGCGTTCTAGGTATATTAACGTTAATAGAATTTTATATGTCACTTAATAATATAATAG